TTTGCTTAGTGTGTCGTTCCGGCTCAATGCGTGTCTTTATGCGGTTTCCAGACCGAACCGCCTGCTCGATTCGTCGCTATTCGGCACAGTGATTTCGACACTTTATCGACACCGCGTTTAGCAACGCGCTAAAGTGCTCTTGCCAATTTTTGCCAAACGGGCCGCTAGCATGAGCACCATGAACATCTCCCTTCCCGAGACGCTGAAGAGCTTCGTGGACGAACAAGTCAATCAGCGTGGCTACGGCACCAGTAGTGAATACGTCCGCGAACTGATCCGCAAGGACCAGGACCGCCAGCATCTTCGAGGGTTGCTGTTAGCGGGTGCTGCCTCGGCGCCGACTGCTCCCGTTGATGCAGACTACTTCGATTCTCTGCGTGATCGGGTTCGGAATGCTCGCGGATGAAGCAAAAGCCAGTCATCCCAAGAGCGCTAGCGCGCGAGGACGTTGAGCGAGCGATTGCCTACTATCTGGAGCAAGAGGCCGATAAGGCTGCGCTGGGACTGATTGATGCGCTAGAGCATGCCTATAAACAGCTCAGTCGCCATCCTGAGTCAGGCTCCAACCGCTACGCACATGAGCTGGATCTTCCAGGGCTACAATCCTGGCCGCTCAAGCGTTACCCCTACGTGGTGTTCTACGTGGAGCGCCCGAACCACATTGAAGTTTGGCGTGTACTGCACGGAATGAGCGATATTCCGTCTTGGCTCCAAGATGATGTGCAGCGCTAACTTTGTGAGAGTGTCGACTACTCGGCGCAGTGGAGGTGCCTAGGATATCTGACCTCGGTTCTCTGTTCCGTCACCCTTCACGTCAGATGCAAGGATTAGCATGCAAGTAAAAACAGATATTCGAAAAAGCGACCTTATTCGACTAAACGTCTCAGCCGTGCCGCGAATGAAGTCGACATACATAACCTTCTTCATCCTTGCGTGTCTTACTTTTGGGTTTTTGCTGTGGAGTAAAGGCCAGCCAGAAAGCTCACATAAACTAATTGTTCATCTTGCTAGTTCAGTTATTGGCGGGTTAACAGGGCTCGTCTTCGGCTTCGTTTTTAACGTAATAGCGGTTCTATCGCTGTCTAGTGTTAAAAATGGGGTTTTAGGTGAGCATATTTATACGTTAACCCCAGAAGGGTTGCATGAAAGTACAGCCACTAACGAGGGTCTAACTAGGTGGAGTGGGGTGGTTAGTGTGCGATCAATGGGGTCTTGCTTGCTGGTTCAGATAGGCAGCTGCTTGTATCATATTATGCCTAGACGAAGCTTCGAGTCATCACTGGCTTTTGATGAGTTTATAGCACAAGCAAAAGCGTATTGGCAGCAAGCACAGATCGAATAGGCAGCGAGGATTGGTTGTCATGCCTGTTTTGGTAGTTTCAACTACCCACTCGGTCGATTTAAAGCTGCTCGTTTTGTATTTCGCAGTAAGCGATAAATTTAAATGGAAATTTCACGAAATACAGATGCGACGGTAGCATTATTGGTTGCCTTTATAGTTGGCGTTGCCCGGCTTTTATCTGGCGATCCACTTTACATGGGGAGTTGGTACTACTTTGTGGTACCGATAGCGGCTATTGCCATCGGCGTCATGGCACGTGCAAAACCGCTGTTTTTGCTGGGCACATCCTTAGCTGCCTCTGTAACGCTTTTGGTATATGCCGCAATCAATCTATCGCTAGCCAGACCTGAGGGGTTGCTTGCTCTCGGTCACCTTTTCTCGTTGCCGGGTGCAGCGGCGGGTACGCTAATTGGTGCTTTCTTATCACGGCGTCTGAGCAGACCGATTTCAGTCTTGGCGCTTGGTTTCACTGGAACGCTGGTCGGCTTCTTCCTTAATCAGCTAGTTGTATGCAATACGGTCATGTGGTGTGGAGCGCTGTCGCTGCCGATTGGTTAAGGGTAGTACCCAATGGCTAAGACCTCTAAGCGCAGTGGCGCTAAATAAATCTGTCCCCTTTCTCAATGTTCTGGTAGATTTCCCGCGATTAAATCGCCATGATTTGGTGCGCTCTTAAAACAGCTCGTCATGGCGCGGCGGACGAATCGGAAGGACGATTGGAGTTTATATGAATGTAAAAGGATTTAGCCTGTCATTGTTACTAGCGGCTACAGTCAGCGGTTGCGCAAGTGAACCCTATCCAACCTATGCTCACAGGCAAAATATTCTTGGGGTATGGGACTGCGCTACTGCTTTCGAAGAAGACGATATTTCCCTGAAAATCGAATCGAAAGATACGTTTCTGAGAAACGGCGCCTCTCATTCTTTTGGCATCATGACAGTGAAGTTTGCCCCCGATTTTCCAGAAATTACTTATTCAGTGGCTGGCACTTTCACATGGAAAATTGAAGACAAATATCTTATACAGATGGCGACAGACCTAAAAATCGTTAACTTAACCCATCCCGAGTTTGATGAGGTTATGAAGCTGCAGGATATTTTCCCTACTAAGATTAGTGAGTCATCAGAGATTCTAAGACTGACGGAAACTGAGCTGGTCGTGGATAGCGAGTCTGGGGGCGGAATATATAAGTGTACCAAAGCAGCGAAGTCGGTCTCTGATAGTTGACCTATAGCGCAATCTATTTATACGCGGCTCTGATGGGCGGGGAATGACCTCCAGCCCTAACCCATCGGATTAAAGTTGCTAGCCGCTCCGCAATAGCGCGTCTTCATCCGGTCGCTATGGTCTTTTCGGTCGCTGTCGAAGCGTGCTCGCCATGCACGGCATTGCTCGTGGAAGTGCTGTTTAGCGGCTTTGCGGCATTCGCGGTAGTCGATTGAGCCTCGACGGTGGTTGGCGCATACGCTGGTTCCGTCGATGTAGTTATTGACGGAAACCCACTCCGCTAGATAGTCGATGCCGCCGTTCCAGCCTTCGATCCATTTCGACGTGCGTTCTCGGCTTACCGACCGCGATCTGGGCGCGCTGGTGTTGGGCGTGGCTGCAGCAACACGATGGACGGCGGGTGGGGTGTAGGTGCTGGCCGGCTGCTTGGGCGTGTAATTGCTATCGTTAAATGATGTTTGCCGGGACTGTACTGCTTCCGCTGTGCGCTCTTCGAACCATTCGATTTCTTCCTGGCTCAGCTGTCGCTGCTGGGGCGCTGGTGTCGGTTCTGCTGCCGGGGCTTCGTAGCTTGCAACGGAAGGCTGGGTAACCGGCTGTGTGGGCTGCTCAGGCTCTTGGTTAAACCAAGCCTTGCCGCCGACATGAATGCCTTGCTTAATCTGGTTTACGTCCAGCACCACCGGCTTGCCGAATGTAAATGCAAGTGCCGAAAGCACCGCTGAACCGATGCCCAGGATCGCCAGGAACCGCCAGGGGCTAGGCGTCTTTCTGTTGCGCAGGTATTCCGGTGCATCATCCCAATCTGATCTCATCATGCCTCCTTGCTCTGGGATCGGGCTGCTAAATAAATCTGCCCCTTATTTTGTTTTTTCTAGATCTATATTTTTTTGCTTGAGAAGTTCTGCGTGTCTGGCCGTGAATCGCCCCTAGTTTCGTAGACACCTCCAAGCCTCATAATGAGGCCCATTAGGAGGTGCCATGAGCAACCAGCGTTACCCCGAAGAATTCAAAATCGAAGCGGTCAAGCAAGTGACCGAGCGTGGCCTTCCTGTAGCCGAGGTGGCAGCGCGGTTAGGTATGTCGGTGCACAGCCTGTATGCCTGGATCAAACGCTACAGCAAGCCCCAGGAAAAGCGGCAGCAAGAGGATGATCAGCAGGCCGAACTGCGTCGTCTGCGTGCTGAACTCAAGCGAGTGACCGAAGAGCGAGACATCCTAAAAAAGGCCGCCGCGTACTTTGCCAAGGAGTCCGGCTGAAGTACGCCTTCATCAGCAAGCTGTCGGTGGAGTATCCGGTTCGGCGTCTCTGCCAAGCCCTCAAAGTGCATCCCAGCGGTTACTACGCTTGGCTATCCGAGCCTAGCTCCGTACGCGCCAAGGAAGATCAGCGTCTGCTCGGGTTGATCAAGCATGCGTGGCTGGAAAGTGGTGGTGTTTACGGCTATCGAAAGATCCACGACGATCTGCGTGAGTTGGGTGAGTCCTGTGGCCGTCACCGCGTGGCCCGCCTGATGAGGTTGGAGAAGCTGCGTTCGCAGACCGGCTATCGTCGGCGCCCTGGCTATTACGGTGGCAAGCCGAAAGTGGCCTCGCCCAACCGTCTGGAGAGGCAGTTCAAGGTCGCTGAGCCCAATAAAGTCTGGGTTACTGACATCACCTACATCCGCACCTATGAAGGCTGGCTTTACTTGGCAGTGGTGCTGGATCTGTTTTCACGCCAAGTGGTCGGCTGGTCGATGAAACCACGGATGTGCAGCGATCTCGCGATTGATGCCTTACTGATGGCGGTGTGGCGGCGCAAACCCAAGCAGGAAGTGATGATCCACTCAGACCAGGGCAGTCAGTTCAGTAGCTTGGACTGGCAAAGTTTCCTTAAGGCCAACAACCTGATCAGTAGCATGAGCCGGCGCGGTAACTGTCACGACAATGCCGTGGCAGAAAGCTTTTTCCAACTGCTGAAGCGCGAACGCATCAGACAGAAAACCTACGGCACTCGGGAAGAAGCACGCGCTGATGTGTTCGATTACATCGAGATGTTTTATAACCCTAAACGCCGGCACAGCAGCGCTATGCAGCTATCGCCAGTGGATTTTGAAAAGCGCTATTTCCAGAGCTTGGAAAGTGTCTAGGAAAGCCGGGGCGATTCACCTCAATAGATTTTCTTTCGCGCATACGATCAGCATTATTATAAGAATTCACGCTGATACGGCGGCTGGAGCCTCTTGTCAAGGCATTCATCCAGTCAACAATTTTTTCAAGATTGTTGGAGATTTTATAAAGCGGGTCTCCGCCCCCAATCTCGATAGTTCCTTCAAATGAAGACATGTCCAGCAGTACAATGTTTTTGTACTCATTGTTGCGAATATCGAAGTATGAGATTTCAATTGCAAACTTGGTGCTAAACGTCTCCTGCTCGCCAATTTCTCTTATGACATCCAGAAAGCCAAATACAAAACTTTTATAAACCTGGCCAATGCCAAGATTGGAGATTCCGTTCGATACGGCTCCCAAAGAGAATAGCGCCTTAACTATTGGGTTTTTCTCTGCACCGTCAATCCCTTCGCTAACATTCACCAGTTTGAACTTGACGTTTTTAGCAATGCCTTGCCCGTAGTTAGCGATTTTAACCTCTATTAAGTGGAAGCTGGCTTTGCAATGCACCAAAGAAAAATCTATAAAAGGCTTTATGGCATCCTGCTGCAATTGAGCTAACTGCCTGGTCTGTGCTTCTCTTAAATACCAAGTTTCTTTGGCTAGGATAAACGTAAGTACAGCAATGGCTGCTGTTGCCAAGGCAGATATCCATGAGGATAGAGAGTCAGCTGTTAATTTGATATTGCCTTGGACTGATCCGCCCAAAACTATGCCGCCAATAAAGGCCAAAGGCAAGATTAGAACTAGTACGACTATTGTCAGTATGTATTTATTGAGTTTGCCTGAATTCATACTATTTCCCTGTCCTTTGCGCGTACCAACGCCTAGCTACTTCCGCTGTAATCGCTATCCCGCGTTTTGATTGGGCAAGTTTGAATGGGCTGCCTCGTATTCAGGGCTGGTTTGTCCACATTCTGGTTGGACGTTGCCGCTGACTATCCAAAGCGCAAATTGTGGATATAGCTTCACCACCGCCTCAATTTCGTCAGCTTTGATCTCTCGTGCTTTAGCCGGGTTTTTCAAATTGCTCCAGGTATAGCGGCTGATTCCTGTCAGCTGCTCGAGTTGCGGCAGCTTTAGCCCGCTATGCCTCAAAACGGTAATAACTCTTTCTTTTATCATTACGAATCGATCTAAATAAGCGCTATCCAATTTGACTCTATCTAAATATGATTCGTTTCGACTCTAGTCAAAACGGATAGGGTCAATCCGTATGCAATGCCACGAATAGTGCCGGAACGAGCATGGAACTGGAAGAGCTAGAACCTTCAAAGCTGATCGCCCCACAGCAGGACGTGGAAACCGTCGAAGCCTGGGCGGAACGTAACGGCCTGACATGCTCCATGGCCCGCGCCTGGGTCTACCGGGGCGTGCTCCCCACCGTAAAGCTCGGCAAGCGCCGCATGATTAACAGCGCGCTGCTGCGTAGCTGGCTGCTGGAACAGGAGTGGACCGCATGATCCGCACCGTCTACGGAAAGCCAGGGGAGGGGATGACCTATGCAGAAGCCGGCCAACTATCAACGCCTTCCGCACGCCCAGGACTGCGACTGCTCTGTCTGCTGGTCCAGACGCGAAATGGCGAAACCCGGTCCCTCCCGGTTCACACCATGCGCCCTATGCCGCCCCGCATACGCGCGGCCGATTCGCACGGTACAAATGGGCTGCGTCGGTGGAATCTGGAAGCCTCTGCTCTCGGAGTGGACAGTGGAACCGGCCTTTATCTGCGAGAAGCACACGCCACCCGCCCGCCCCGCGAAGTGGTGGAGCGTTATCTACGACTCGGGCAAGCCAACGCCCTACGTGCCGATTCACGAACCGTTCGAGCTGGTGGGGTGATGGCATGAGGATTTCTGACAGCCCCTATCTGGTCGTCCTCGTTGCCCTGCACATCGTCGAGGTATTGCAGCAGGTCCGGCGCCGAGCACTTCAAGACGAAACCGACCCCGCAGATGCCGAACAGGTCCAGGGCCGCGCTCCCGGCTCGTCGGATCACGCTTCACCGATCCGGCGAACGGAAGCACGGGCGGAGCGCAACCTTGACCCTGCACGAACAGAAACAGCCTCCGCTCGTGAGTGCGGGAGCGCTTTTCCCTCCCGCGCTCCCGAGCCCTCGGCGGCGAGAGTGGGATGACAAGGGCGAAGCCCTTGGTGTTTAACAGCGTTGCGGATGATTAATTAAATTAATGTTTGCTCAAGTGGAAAGTGTCAATTCAGCACTATTCGTCGCATTAAAAAATGAAGTATTGAATCTGTTAATACTTGATAAATAGTTGTTCCAAGAGCGTTTAAATAAAGCTATAGATAACCCGCAAGCCAAGTAACAAGCCGGTCGCAGTGAAATTGCTTTTTCACTCGTTCGGGATCGCTCGGCCTGTAGAAAGCAAAGCAGCGCAATAAAGCGCAACTAGAGAGAGGAAACACAAGATGGCACGTTCGACTATGGAAGTTGCATTTCTCGGCACTCAACGCTTCGACGGTGAAGCGGGCCAGAAGTACATCAAGGTCTTCTACGGCGATGAGCCGGACGGCAAGACCGAACACGGCCTGTCGATCATCGGCATGGCAGCAGCGGACGAAGTAGCCGACGAGATCTTCGCAGCCGGCGCGCAGTTCGAGCCGCTGCAACTGGTGCGCATCCACTTCGAGATTGCCCGTGGTGGGCAGAACAAGGGCAAGAATCTGGCGCTCCAGCTCGAAGCCGTCCAGACCCGCGCCGCAGCCGAAACCCCGCGCACCCCAGCTCAACCCCAGGCCAAAGCCGGCGACCCGGCCAAGGCCAACTAACCGGGAGGGGCGGCCATGCTGATCGATGACCGGGTGTACTGCGACTGCTGCGGCAACGACATGGGCAAGCTCATGGCGCTGCCCGCGCCGCAAAGCGACCTGCTGCCCGACCTCAGCCTGCCGCCCCATTTCGCCGTCTGCCCTGACTGCGAACCCTCCGAACAACCCGCCGACCTCGAGCAGGCCGGCGAATGAATTTCCTTGCCTGTGACGGTGACTGGCTGCAAGGCGCCGATGGCTCGCCCATCTGCTCCGGCTCGCTGGTCGCCCTCACGGTCGAGGAAATGCAAAGCCTCTACGGCTCTGCACTGACCTGGGACCAAGTCTCCGAGCTGCAAGGCGAAGCGATTGTTCTGTTCGCCACCGTGTTCGGCTTCCTGGTCCTGAAAAAAGCCCTGAAACAGTGAGGTATCACCCATGCAACTGAACAAGCACTTCATCAAGAAAATCGGCCTCGGCGCTGCCGTTGCTCTCTCGGCTGCTGCCGGCTCCGTCTACGCGGCCGTCCCGGCCGAAGCCACCACCGCGCTCGAAACCGCCGGCACCGATGTCGGGACCATCGGCTGGGCCGTCTTCGCCGTGATCATCGCCGCGATGGCGTTCAAGTACATGCGCCGCGCCCTGTAACCGGGGTTTTGCGCACTGTATGTGCCGAAGCAAACAAACCCCGCTCCGGCGGGGTTTTCTCTTCCAGGGAAACGCCATGAGCTACGAACTGTACGTCCTGATCCTCACCACCCTGGCGTTTTATCTCGTGTTTTTTGGGCGGGTGTAGATATGGCCAGGTTGGTAATCGCAGTGCTGGTTTTGGTGCTTTGGCATTCTTCGGCGAGCGCTGGTTATTCATTCTCGGTCTCGGGCTCGGCGGCCTATGTGAGTTCGGGCCCGTTTGATTCTTATTCGTCGCTTAAGGCTGCTAATCATTCGGGCTGGCTCTACACCACCTCGTCCAACTCTCAGTACTTTGCTCAAATGACCTGCAACCGGACCGGCTCAGCTAATGTCGTTTCTGGCTGCCCCTATAACGGTTACGTTTTCTACATCACCCGTTCAGGAGTTTGCGAGCCTCCGTCCACAACGGACTCAACCGGCGAATGCGTGGCACCGCCTAGCCAATGCGAAGCCACCATCGGCCAGGTCGTCACCCACGAACACAAGATGAAAGAAGCCGTTGGCCAGCCGGTTATCGATCCACCCGGCTCGGTCTGCGCCAATAGCTGCCAGTACGCCTTCGGCTTCACGCCGGCCAGCAACGTCTACGTCTACAGCAGCGGCGACCCTTCAGGGGTCTTTGGCGTTTACAGCTATACCGGCAACGGCATCGAGTGCAACGAAGACACCCGCAAGCAACCGGGCAACCCGGGCCAGCAGACCGACCCTGACGAAACCCCAACGCCCGATCCTGACAACCAATGCCCGGACGGCTACGCCTGGAACGGCACCTTCTGCAGCAAGGAACCACCGCCACCATGTGATCCCGAAGTCGAGGTCGGTGGCTGTGACGACACCGAGAACCCCGACCCTGACGATCCCGGCGATGGTGATGACGGCGACGGGGACGGTAGTAGCGACGGTGATGGGGATGGCGAAGGAGACGGCAGTGGTGATGGCTCCGGTGACGGGTCTGGAGACGGCTCGGGTGATGGCGATGGTAGTGGTGACGGAGACGGCGATGGATCGGGTGAAGACGATGGCGAGGCCGAATGCGACCCAGCCAAGGACCCAAACAAGTGCGGTAAGCCCAGCGTAGAGGGTGAAGCCTGTAACGCCGAGATCAAGTGCACGGGCGATGCCGTCCAGTGCGCGATCCTCCGCCAGCAAAAGGAACTGCGCTGCCACGCCGAAGAACAGGCCGACTTCGAGAAACACGAATCCGCCATCGAAGCCGCTGTGCAGGGCGACAAATTCAAGCTCGACGAAGGCAGCAGCGAGATCGAACTGCCGACCTTCGTCAATCAGGGCACCCGCTTCCTTCCGGCCAGCTGTCCCGCTGCGGAAACCTTCAGCCTGCGCACCAGTGGCGGGCGTTCCTTCGAAATCGGCTATGAGCCGCTATGCCGCGCCGCCAGTGACCTGAGCGGCCTCTTCGTAGCTGTCGCTACCGTGCTGGCTGCCCTGTACGTGGGCCGCTCCGTAGGAGGTCAGTAATGCAGTTTCTCTTCATCGTGCAGATGCTCGTCATCATCCTCGGCCCACTGGTGAAGATGGTCCTGAAGATCCTCGGCTTCGGCTTCGTTACCTATGTCGGCTTCAACATGATCATTGGCCAGGCCCAGGACTACCTGTTCGGGCTTATGGGTGATGTCGGCCCGGTGATCCAGGGGATTCTCGGGCTGGCCAAGTTCGATGTGGTGGTGAACCTGTATTTCGCCGCCATCTCGACGCGCTTCATGCTCGCCGGGATCGACAAGGCCACTGACCGCCGTCGCAATCAGGTCTGGCGCAAGCCGGGCGGCACCTCTATCGACGCATAAGGAGGCGCCGTCATGCTCGTTATCCGTACCGGCAAGCCCGGCCATGGCAAGACCCTGAACACCATCCGCGAGGTCGATCAGAAGGCCCACGCCGAAGGCCGGGTCGTCTACTACCACAACATCAACGGCCTCAAGCCCGATCAGCTGCAAGCGCAGTGGTTCGAGTTCGAAGACCCCGAGAAGTGGTTCGAGCTGCCCAACGATTCGATCATCGTCGTCGACGAGGCGCAGGGCTGGTTCGGCTCACGCGATCCCAGGGCGCGGCCACCGGAGCACATCACCCGCTTCGAGACCATGCGCCACCAGGGCCACGAAGTGCACCTCGTCACCCAGGACCCGCGCTATCTGGATGTGCATCTGCGGCGGCTATGCAACACGCACATCCACTATTGGCGCGTCTTTAAGTCCGCCCAGCTGCTGCGCTTCGAGTCGGAAGTGGTGGTGGAAAAGGTCGAGCTGAAGACCAGCTTCAAGGATGCCGACAAGAAGTCGCTGCGCCTGGATAAGCGCTACTTCGGCGCCTACACCAGCACCAACGCCAAGCACCACTTCCAGGCCAAGGTGCCGACCAAGTTCATCTTGGCCATCTGCGTGCTGATCGGGGCGGGCATCCTCGTCTATCGCGCCTATGAGCGCTACAACGCGGAGAAAGTCGCGCTCGAAGCCACCAGCAGCGCGCCGGCCGGGAGCATGGTCGATCAGGTGCGCGATACGGTCGGCGCCTTCATCCGGCCAAGCGCCTCGGATTCCGAACAGGCCGCGCCGCTCACCGTCGAGCAGTACTTGGGCAGGCGAGTGCCCAGGGTGCAGGACCTGCCGGCATCGGCGCCGGTGTATGACGGCCTGACTGGCCCGCAAACCTTTCCGAAGCCCGTGTGTATCGCCACCACCGACCGCGATCTGATCGCCCGCAATTACAAGCGCATGCAGGTCGGTGACAGCGATGAAGGGCTGACGGGCTGCCGATGCAACACCCAGCAGGGCACCCGCCTGGATGTGTCGTTCGGCTTCTGCATGTCAGTCGTGCAGAACGGCTACTTCGACGACACCAAGCCCGACCGTGGCTCGCCACAAGACCAGCGCAATCAGCAGCCACCACCTTCCACCTCGCCGGCCTATCAACCGAGCCAGCAGCAAGCCGGAACCACCGTCACGCGGGTGCCCTATGAGAAAGGGCGTTTCCTGTGGTGATGACCGTCAGCGCGCGTGCGCTCCGCGCTCTTTGCACGCGCGGCGAGGCACGAGCCGGCGTGCAAACGCGCGCGCTGACGTCCCTGTAACACGTCAGATAAACCCAACTGAACAGTGTCAATTCGTTGCAATTTGGAGCAGAAGAAGATGAGCGTTAAAGATCAAATTCGTGTTGATCAGAACTTTCAGGAAACCCCAGCCGGGCGACTGTTCTTCGATAGCCATTCGGCCAAGCTGACTGACCTGTCGGGCGTTCGCTTGCTCCGCTGCGGCGTCGATACGGTTCGCCAGCTGTACCGTGGACTGATCCGCCCGGAAATCATGGCGCTGTTCGAGAAACCGGGCGTCATGGTCGAGTTCGCCGGGGAGTTCTGGCATGCCGGTCGGGTGGGGCGGGACTCGGGCTACCAGTACAAGCTCCAGAATGCTGACCTCGGGTTCATCCTGCTCATCAAGAACTTCAACGCCAAGCTCGAGAACATCGGCCCGCACCTGAAAATCGAAGTGTCACCGCACGCGATCGACGTGCTGTCGCCTGAGCGCCTGCAAGAGCGGATGGACTACTACGCCGCAGCCGTAATGACACACCGCGAACGCAATCAGTGCGCTGTCCATCTGGCGTTGGATCTCCAGGGCTGGAAGCCTCCGGTGGATCTGGTGGCACGCCTGCACTGTCGCGCGCGGACGCATCGGGATATCTCGGGTATCAACGAGATCAACTGGGCGACCAAGTCCAGCGTCTACGGTCGTGGCGAAACGTCCATGTTCGGCTCTGCTGGTGGCGTCCAGCTCTGTATCTACAACAAAACCGAACAGGCACGCGCGACCGATAAGCTCGACTTCTGGGAAAGCGTCTGGCGTCGCCGGGATTCATTCGATGCGGCCGATCCTGATAACTACGATCCTGAGGCGGACGTGTGGCGGGTCGAGCTGCGCTATCACCATTCGGTCATCCAGCAGTTCGCCAGCGGGTCGATCAGTGCCAAGACCGGTGAGGCCATCGAAACGGATTCGTTTGCGGCGTTCTCCGCCCACTTGGACGGCCTGTGGCGCTACGGGCTTTGCCAATTCAAGTTGCTGCACCGCCCAGGGCAATACGAACCGATCTGGACGCTGATGCGTGATGACGTGCGGGTCGACGTGGCGGTCGATTCCCTGGTCGATGAAACGGAATACAAGCGCTACTACAAGACGTCACGGGGCTTCTCGGGCAAGAACGTGGAGCTATTCCTGGGAAACTTCGTAAGCCTGCTGGCACGGGAGCGAGTGGGCGCTAAAACCGCATTTGATCGACTGAAGGAATGGGAATGCTGGCCGGTCATTCGTGACCACTACGCCGCCAAGGATATGAGCGAGCGTGATCTGTACAAGCACATCAAAACGTTGCTTCAAGAACGCCACGTTCGATGGGGTAGAGCGGTCTGATGGCGATCCAGCAGCTCTCTGACGGTCGCTGGCGGGTCGACGTTGAGCCGGTCAAAGGCAAGCGGTTCCGCAAAACGCTGAAGACCAAGGCCGAGGCAATGCGCTTCGAAGCTACCTGTCGGGCCAAGTGCAACGAATCGAATGATTGGGCACCGCGGCCAAAGGACAAGCGCAGGCTGTCAGAGCTGGTCGAGCTGTGGTTCGATCTCCACGGCGTCTCGCTCTCCGATGGCGTTCGTCGTGTGGCGATCCTGCGGGCGTGCGCAAAGGCGATGGGCGACCCGGTAGCTCGCATGGTCGATGGCGCAAAGATCGCTGCTACGCGCGCGCGCTGGATGGCAGCGGGGGTGACCGGTAAGACGGCGAACAATCGCCTCGGCTACCTGAAAGCCGTTTACAACGAGCTGCACAAACTCGACGTGATCGATTATCCCTGTCCGTTCACACGTATTCGCCCGGTTCGGCTGCAAGAGCGGCCCTTGGCCTACCTGACCAAGCCGCAGATATCCGAGCTGCTCGATGCACTCCAGGCGCGGACCACGTCTCCACATCCGGCGATGGTGGCGCGGATCTGTCTGGCGACCGGGGCGAGGTGGGGTGAGGCTCAAGCGCTTCGACCGGAACGGATTCGAGGCAATGCCCTGGTCTTCGCCAATACCAAGTCGAAGCGGGTGCGGATGGTCCCGGTAACGCCCGAGCTGGTGGCGGCGATCAAGAAGCACTGGCAAACCTACGGGCCGTTCACCAACTGCATTGGCGTGTTTCGGCTGGTCCTGCTCTCGACCTCGATCAAGCCACCACGCGGACAAGCAAGCCACATCCTGCGGCACACGTTCGCAGCTCATTTCATCATGGGCGGTGGGCATATCGTGACGCTGAAAGAGATCCTGGGCCATGCGTCGTTGAACATGACGATGAGGTATGCCCACCTCGCGCCTGAGCATTTGAACGATGCGATCAGGTTAGGACCGTTGGCCGGCATCACGTTACCGCTCGCCGGCCAGTAATCGAATCGATTGAAGGAGGTGCGCCACTGGCGTACTATTCGTTTATGATCTTTATCGAGACACCGATCTTCACCAAGCGTCTGCGGGATCTGCTTAGCGATGACAGCTACGCAGAGTTTCAGCGGCAACTGGCTGACCGGCCGGACATGGGCGATGTGATTGAAGGTACTAGCGGCATTCGCAAGGTTCGCGTTGCGTCTAGCGGTCACGGCAAGCGAGGCGGATCCAGGGTCATCTACTACCACTTCACGGCGGCTTCGCAGATCGCATTACTGCTGATCTATCCGAAGAACGAGAAGGACGACCTGACGGCAGATGAGCGCAAGGTGCTCAAGCAAATCATCGAGCGGTGGAGGTAATCACCATGAGCAAATTCTTCGAAGACCTTCTAGAAAGCGTCCAGCAGATGGACGAGATTCACCGTGGCGAACGTCAACCCTCGCGGGAATTCGTCGTCGACTCGCTGCAGGTGAAAGAGATCCGCAAAGCAACCGGTCTGACCCAGGCCAAGTTCGCGGCGATGATCGACGTTCAACTGGGTACGCTGCGTAACTGGGAACAAGGCCGACGCGAACCGACCGGACCCGCAAAAGCGCTGCTGCGCGCCATCCATAACGATCCGAAGCACGTCATCCAGGCGCTTTCTTCGGTCTGATCTCGGCCTGTACGGCTGGACCTTTTCGACACTTCTTCGACACCACCAAAAGCCAGAAACGAAAAAGCCCTGTAAAAACAGGGCCTTAACGTTAGGTGTCTGGAGCGGGCGAAGGGAATCGAACCCT